GACGGTAACGCCGCCGGCCATTGAAACTGCGCAAATCGATATGTTGATCAATTATGATATAGTTGGCGATACGCCAAGCGGTACGATTGATGGATCAAATCAAAACTTTCAACTGCAATATCCTGTTTTGAAAAACAGCGTTACCATTCATGTTGACGGCGCCGATCACAGTGATGATGGAAATGGTGACTTTTTACTCCCGGTAACCGGTGAAACTCCATCAGGCAGTATTGACGGATCAAACAAATCTTTTACCCTCGCTTACGCAGTGAAAGCCGGAACGCTGACGCTTACCGCTGATGACGTAGCTTATCAAGACGACGGATCAGGAAATCTCAAAAAGAATATCGTTGACGAAACACCATCCGGAACCGTGGACGGGTCGAACGTTAACTTCACGCTTTCCTTAACACCGATTGAACCTAACAGCGTAACCAAATTGTCAAAGTAATCGATGATGAAGTACCAAGTGGCACAATCGATGGAAGCAATACGAGTTTTACACTATTAAACACACCCGTAAAACCCGGAACCGTCACGCTAACCGTAGATGGTTCTACAACCGTTACCGACGACGGCGCCGGGAATCTAAGCGATGGCGGTTTAATTAACTACGATACCGGTGCAATTTCCTTAAATTCTGCACCATCCTCATCTCTAACTGCTGACTATGAAGCAATCATTGCGAGCATCGATTACAATACCGGTGATTTGGTGTTTGAGACGGCGCCTACAACTTCACTTGTGGTCGATTATACTGCTCTTAACGGAACGATTGACTACTTAAACCGTACCCTTTCACTCGATAACGCTCCTACGACGAGTCTCACCGCCGATTATACCGCTTTAATAGCGGTTTTGAACTACCTCACAGGCGCTTTAACGATATACGTTCCACCAGTCACAAGCGTGACAGCCGACTACACGGCAGGAAAAGTTCAAGATGAAATACCCAGTGGTACGATAGATGGTGTAAACAAAAACTTTACTGTTAGTGCCACGCCAATTGTACCCGCAAGCGTGACTGTTACCGTTGATGGCACAGATTACTATGATGATACTGAAGGAAACTTGATTAAAGAGATCGTAAATGAAACACCGTCCGGGACAGTTGACGGGTCTAACAAAAACTTTACGCTTGCTTATCCTGTCAAAACTAGAACATTGACACTTACGGTCGACGGTAATGATTACAGTGATGACGGCGCCGGCAATATTTTCAAGGATGTTTCAAATGATACGCCTTCCGGTACAGTCGATGGATCAAACAAAAATTTCACTTTGAATAATGTGCCAATTAAGCCTGGAACGGTTAAAGTTAATGTCGATGGCACGGAATACACAGAAAACGAAAATGGTGAGTTTATCAAAAACGTAAGCGGCGAAACACCATCGGGAACGATAGATGGATCGAATACATCTTTTACCCTCGCAGGTGCTCCTGTGATTCCAGGCACGGTCGTGCTCACCGTTGATGGTTCCTCAACCGTTTACGATAATGGACACGGAACACTCACAGATGGCGGAACAATAGATTACGACACCGGAACCATCACGCTTGGAACAGCGCCCGCTTCAAGTCTTAGCGCTGACTATTCTTTCATTCTTGGAAAAGTCGTCGATTACGATACTGGTACTCTTTATTTCAACGTTGCTCCATCTACGAGTTTGAGCGCTGATTACACATTCACCTTAGCGACTATCGACTACACAACCGGAGCGATAACATTCACACAAGCACCGACGACGAGTCTTAGCGCTGACTACGAAGGTACAAATGGAACTATCGATTACGAAACTGGAGACATTATGTTTATCAATGCTCCTTCTACCTCTGTGACTGTCGATTATGAAATCAAATGTGGATATCTTGATTTTCTTGAATTGAGGTGGTATTGATGAGGGGAATTGATTTGAGAGATCAAAATACAGCGAATTATGATCAAACAAAAAGAACGAAGTTATATGCGAGTGCCTTCACATCTGAAGAATGGTATCAAATTATAAAAGAAGGCACATCGCAAGATAAAGACGGTTTATTTCAAGTTAAGAAGATACGAAATTTAGTAAAGAAATATCGGGAAGTTTTAGAGAATTCTGTTAACATCGGCAAATGGTTAGCAGGTGCCGTAAACTATGATCCAAGCGCTTATGCGGATATAGATGCGGTTGTTGCGGATAACACTATCATGAATGCTATTGCAAATGATGCGGATGTTTTGAAATAGGAGCATCGGCCATAGCAAGAAGTAAATTTAAAAATGATACTGACGCCTGGAGTAAAATTACCGCTTCTAATATGGCCTTCGGAAAATATGTTGCTGGAACAGCTGGCCTCAATCCAGCAGATTATGCAGATATGGATGCAATTGTGACTGATTCTATTGCAATGGACGCAGTTGCAACATCGAGTGAAGCGCGAGATATTATCTGGAATAATAGCCTTGCATGGGATAAAGTTATTGCTTCCAATATGGCAGTTGGTAAATATATCGTTGGAGAAGCGGGGCTTGATCCAAGCGCTTATGCGGATATGGATGCGGTTGCCAACGATGCTACGGCACGGGATGCTATTTGGAATAGCACGACTGCATGGGATAAACTTGACGCTTCCAGCGTGGCAGTTGGTAAATATGTCGCTGGACAAGCTGGGCTTGATCCAAGCGCTTATGTGGATATGGATGCCCTCGTAACTGATTCTACCGCGATGGATACAGTTGTAAACTCTTCTACTGCTATGGATGCAGTTGGAAGATCAAGCACAGCACGAGATACTATTCAAAACAACACAACTGCATGGGATAAAGTTATTGCTTCCAATATGGCAGTTGGTAAATATATCGTTGGAGAAGCTGGACTCGATCCAACATCTTACGCAGATATAGACGCAGTTACCAGCGATTCTACGGCTATGACCTCAATTTGGAGCGTGGATTCAGCCCGCCAAATATTGTGGGAATCCTCGGTAGCTCGTTTATCGGTTTGGAATAATATATCTACCTTACAAGCCATCACTTTAACAGCTGATCCCGACCTTATTGATGAAACACCACTTAACACCGACACCACTGCTGGTTACTTAACTAAAAAAGCAAAAACATACGGTCAAGGAAGCTGGACAGCGGTAAATATTGACGATGGTCAAAAATATATAGCATTTATACATTTCCGTTCAAATTCCGATCTTGATTGGTATGAAGGTCGTATCGCATCATATGATCAAACAACAGATTTACAAACCACTACTGGTGGTGCCGATCTAATTCGTGGAAATCTAAATCGAACATCAAATGGTTTATGGGTTTGGTTTAAGGATGTGGATTCAACTTACGGAAGTTCAGTTTCTTATGCGCGTGTGTGGTACATCCAAGTATAGGAGACAGTGCGATGATCAGCATACTTATTTTTTGGTGCTTGTTGTGGACAGCATCTTTGCTAAAACCCAAATGGGTATATCTACCTCTCCCATTTTACGGTATAACCATCGCCCCCTTCATCTTTTCCGGCGTCAAGCATCCGTCGGAGCCGATTAAAAAGCATGAATACAGACACATTGCTCAACAGCGGTGGCTCAGTCCACCGCTTTTCTTTATCCTTTATGTCGCTAACTTTTTAGTAAACCTCACATGGTCATGGACGTTAGCAAGGAAGGCGGAGCACTGGCGCATCCGCTGGACGCAAGGCATGCCGTTTCTCATGCGTTGGTGGTGGACGGCGTATAGCTTTATTATCTTTGAAATGGATGCCGCGCGGTTTTGGTGGCCATCGAGTCCTGATTAACTCCTCGTAGACGCACGAGAATGCATGAAAGAGACCGAACGAGTATAATCTATCGTCTTAACTCAAAAACGGCGCTCTGCGTTCGACTACGTTCGACACCGTCGACACGCATGGATTTTTCTCGACAACGTCGACATGCTTGGATTCGACTGATAACACCGACAAGCGGCTATAAAAGCCGCTTTTGAAAGGTGGTGAGAGTGTGACGGCGAGAGAATTATTTCGTAAATACGGCTTTTTTGACGGTCGCATGATTTCACACAGTAAAAGCTTTTATCATCATTTTCATCCGCTTGACCTCGTGCTTTTCAATGCATCAATCCAAGTGCTCCCTGGATACGAGGATGAGTTCTGGATCAATATGTGCGATTTGAATCTATCGAAGGAAAAGAAGAAGCTTCGAACTCTGTCTCAGCAAATCCAAGGCCACGTTTTCGTATATAGCGAGGGTCAGCAAATATTGTACGCACACTTTTATCTCGGAAAAGAAGGCTATCAGCACGCATGGCATCCGGTAATTTCATGGTTTCGCAGCTTAATGGTACGACCGCTTGAATGGTATAGATGGCGCAAGTTTCTGAAAAGGCGGTGATTCTGTGCAATACGCACACTTTGCTTTCGAAGGAGACGAACTCAAGATCATTCCTTTAGGTGATATACACATCGGATCACCGCAAAGCAGAATAAAAGAAGTGGTAAAGATTATCGAAACGGCGGATGAAAATGTCCGCTTTATTTTTGCCGGTGATGTGATAGATAACGCACTCAGAGATTCAATCTCAGATGTTTACGAGCAAACACAGAATCCGCATGAGGCGTTGAAAGCCTTCACGCAACTCCTTGATCTTGCAAAAGGCAAGGTGTTAGGTGTCATTTCTGGAAACCACGAATTACGCACCAAAAGACGTGTTGGTGTGGATATTTTAGAACTTCTTTGTGAAGAGAGAAATATTCCTTATGCCGAAGATATTCTCATTCTTGATATAGCAGTTAAAGGCACGGCGTCCTATGGTTCAAGAAAACGGCTTGATTACCTCATCGCAATCGGCCACGGATATACCGGCGCACGAACGCCTGGAGGCAAGATAAATGCAAATGCTCGCATACGCGATGTTGTTATCAATTGTGATATAACAAGAAGCTTATGCTACGTGATCGATATCTCTTGACAATTCCGGCGTGGCTTGGCTATGAACATTACGCCGCTCAACGTTTCTACGCTCCTTCCAGTCCGGGGTTGGCAGTCATCTGCCTTTCAGGAAATAAGAGAGAAATCACTATCAATCTGCAATAGAGGGGTGTGATTGCTGTGAACGAAGTTGAAATCATCGAGCGCTTAGGGCGCATCGAAGAAAAACTTAATTCGCAAGACGTGATCATGAATGACATAAAAAAAGACATTGAAATCATCAGTCAATCACTGGAAAGTCGCGTTCAAGCTAACGGCAAGCAAGATGTTTCTATTGCTCGCTTAGATGAAAGATTAGCTCACATCGAAGATCAACTGAAGCGCCGCGATTGGCGGATATGGTCAGCTTTTGTTGCCGCGATAGGTGCCTTGCTTCAAAGTGTAGCTGAGTGGTTTCTTCGGAGGTGATAACAATGGGGATCAAAGAGGATTTTATAGCGCGTTATGCTCCCTGTGCTTTGAAGGCTGCTCGTGCAACCGGTTTTCCTGCTGATATTCTTTTAGCTCATGCTGCCTTGGAAACAGGCTGGGGGCGTCATGTACCTGAAAATAACGAAAGAGGCTCACGAGGCGCGTTTAGTAAGCATTGTTGCAAGTTTTGAGGATTTCGAATCGCCTTTGGATAGCATGATTTGTTATATCGGTTTGCTGCGAACCCTTCCGCGGTATCGTAAAGCTTGGAATCATGCTATAAAAGGAGAAGCTATCGAATTTTTTCATGCCTTACAAGAAGCCGGATATGCTACGGATCCTCTCTATGCCAGTAAACTCATTGCTGTTTGGAAATCGCTTCCGGAAAACTGGCTTGAAATAGCAGCAAAGGCAAAAGCCCGTGAGAGGTGATGAAGATGGAAATAAAAAAAGAGCGTTTCTTTCATGAAGTAGGACCAGCCGCTTTAGCGGTTGCTTATCATCATGAAATTGATCCTAAGCTCCTTATAGCGCACGCGGCTTGGAAGACAGGGTGGGGGCAATATGTATCTGAGAACGATTATTTCAATCTTAAAGAGAAACATCAAGCCTATCCGACGCCACTCGAATCTTTTGTCGATTATATCCGCTTGATTAAAACCAATCCACGATATGAGCTTGTGCGATATCTTTTCCATAGTCCAGGCGATTATTTTGTGGCGCTCCAAAAAGCAGGATACGCAACCGATCCAAACTATGCCGCCAAGTGTCTTGCAGTTTATGCGTCCATTCCGGAGAACTGGCTGGAGATAATTTTAGATGCGCTTTTGGCAAAATTGGAGGACCTCATATGATCGAGCGAGTGAAAATAGGTCCTTGGTGGTATAAAATCGAGCGGCGAAAGATCGATCCGCCTCATGAGTTAGGTCACGCGATAGCGAAAGAATACGCGGTGCGTGAAGCGGCTCGAGACGAAGAAGCGCTCGCGGATGTTTTAGGTAATGCCCTCTTTTCTTTTATCTTAGATAATCCAAAGGTGGTGGGGGCAGTGGCTGGATGTTTAGCGGAGCAAGGTCAGATTAAAGACACTTTGGACTGGATTCGTCTTGAATTGCTGCAATTACGCGATCAAGCGGAGAATTTAGCGGAGGAGATCGATAAAATTCTCAAAGACTTAGGAGGTGAGGAAAGTGAGTGAATTTTGGCAATATTTTCTGACAGCTGCTGCAGGTTTTATAATTCCTTTCTTGATCAGCTGGTTGTTCTCTAAATTCGCACCGAACAAAGCGGCAATGTTTTTGGCCAAATGGATAGCCAAGATCGTCAAGGATCCTAAAGCACAGAATAAAATAGAGAATCAAATAGGCGATTATTTAATGGCTTTAGGTCAAGAATTGAAAGAACTTCATCCGGATGACGATACAGGGAGTGGTGGCGTTCATCCTTCCTCTTAATCAAGAAGGCCTTAAAATAGCCGACAAAGCCATAAAAGATTGGAATGATGAGCACACAGGAAAGGAAATACAGAGGTTAGGATACTGGAGAAAGAAAAAATTGAAGGAAATTCTGGAGAGGATGGAGAAGAGAGGAAAGGGCGGCAATTAAGCCGCCCACATATATAGCATTTTCTCACCTCCTTTCTTAGTGAAGGAGCCCCCGCGAGGAGGCTCCAGGTATAGTATGCACACTTTTTAGCCTTTGAATATAAATATCTCTCTTGCGAATACCCGACCTTCGCCTATGCCGTCCCCCCTGCTGTGGCTAATTATAAAAGGCTTGTTTGATCTGGGTTTGAGAGTGTACCATATACCATCAATGAACGAGTCATGATAACTTTCCTTGTCGATTAGTTCGGCTATTTCTTCAAGATCGGCGTCCTTGGGTACCCAGATTCTGAATCCATGGTAATATCCCCCAGATCCAAAGTGCTGCGCGCCGTTCCCTATTGAAAATGTGTCTTCGTTGCTTAGTTCGATGACATCATAATTGCCCAACTTTATCTTGTCTGCCAGCTTAGTCGCATCGTCTTTGCAGCAGCCTAAAGCGCAGAAGTAATCAATCCATTCACGGTAGGTTCGCATGCTCTCACCTCCTTTCCAGTGATGTTTTTCATTTTTTCACCTCCTTCTATGTTGTATATGCACACTTTTTATATTCCAAAAGGAATTAGATGCACACTTTTCATTCTTCTTCTATGGGGGGCCATTCGAATTCGGCGATAGGTATATACTCGCCGCCGGATGATTTGAACACTTTGAAGACCCCATTTCCTATGCGCAGTTTTATATTGCTAATCTTAACTTGTACCTCACTATCATTTGGATATACTACCTCGATAGGTGCGAGGTGCTTTATAAGCGGATCCTCAGGAATTATATCGACAGTTAGCGAAACTGTGTTGATATATAACCCCGCCCCGCAGGTGATAGCATTGAAGAAAAAGTCGAACTCCAAGTCTCCTGCGAACTCCGTCAATTTATAAGTAACACGATCCTCTTCCCTTTTCATTGTGACTCTGCCCTTATATATCCTGCATCTTGCCAACATCTTTATCCCTCCTTTTATTTCCACAATTCTTCAAAAAGCATAAGAGCCAATTCCAATTTGTCTCCCATCAAAAGATAAAATTTGTCTGTCCAATAGTAACGTAGCATGGCACGGATGTTTTCCATCTGTTCTCGATAAGTTTTGTGCTCCGGTTTAATCGGAACAAATGTAATGTCCAACCCTACCCCAGGGATCCAGTCGACCGACTCCACAGTCACAGCGTCGTCCTGCGCCCCCAAGGGGAGCTCGTCAACCTCTTCATTTACAGGGGACCAGTCTTCGAATATCTCCTCGATAGCTCTGATGAGATTCTCTTTGTACGTCGATGCCGCGTTTTTGATGATATCCACCAAAGTTTGATTAATACTCTTCCCCTCGTCTTTAGCCAAGTACCTCACAAGCTCATAAATATTATCTTCTATCCGTACCGTTACCTTCATCTTCATCGCCTCCTTTTAATATTCCCTACCCTCCCGCCCCGCCCGTGCCCCGGCGTCGGGGTTGAATCACTCTTCTTCTTGAAACTCAAACTCGTCTATATCGACAACGCTGAGAATGCCTTGACTTTGGAATTCTATTATTTCCTCGAGCATCTTCAAAAATCCGATGATATCATCAATACTGGTGATTGTTTTGAATTTTTTATACAGGGTTTCGAAATCCTCTGGCTCGACCAATACCACATCGCAGTAATCGCCATGACAGTGTTTTTGATAATTCTCGGGAGTCTGGGGTAATATCTGTTCGTGCCAACAGGCCATCATTTCGTGCCCCCGGCTGGCCCAGGTGTTGTTCCAGTTTTCAACATATATTGCGTCTTTGCCTACTTCGTAAGTTGCTGAAACGCTGTTACCCCAACCCCGTCCTGCGCGGGGTTTGTAAGTTACCTCTAAAGTAGCCCCTTTCTTTACAATTTCCAATTCTTCCTCGCCGTTCATACCTAACCACTTTCTCATTGCTCTTCGCCTCCCTTTTGAATTTCATTTGATACCTATCGATCGAGATCATGATATCATTATATTGACTCTTTGTCAATTAACAAAACTTTACAAACCATTTAAGGATTGCGCCCAAATAAAAAGGGGCACCTCTCGGTGCCCCTGGTGAATGTATTTTCGTTTTTAGATTAAACCCATTGCGAAATCCGCCATGATTTGGGGAGCGGCCGGATCAAAGCCTACCACGTCCAGCATCCCCGGATCGTTGGGGTCGGCAATCGTGAACTGGTTGGCCACCATGCCGACCACTATGAATTTGGTGGGGCGCCTGATATGCTGTCGGTACTTTTGCAGAGCCATGGCAGGGTGAATGTCTCCGTACCATGTCTCGCTGTCGGTGTAGATCACGATGACATCAACTGTCACGTTATTTTGAGCAGCCCACAAGATTGGAAGAAAACAGTCTGTCCCGCCAAACGGCTGATTGTTCAAATATTCGATAATGTCATCAAGCCGCTGCCGCGGGGATATCTTCAATCTTTTGAGTTTGTGCGAAAATCCAAGAACGATGGTATCGCGCTCCTTGGCCAGGGTCACCATGGCCATTGCTGCTGACGCAACCCGCGGCGTTAACCCAGGCATCCCCGACACGCGCCCCCAGGTCATTGAGCTGGAAATATCCAAGGCGAGGAGCCAGCGAAGGCCGGTGGATTCGACGTTTTCGAATGTCAAATAAAATGCGTCGTCCAGGGCATCGACAATTTGAGGGATGGGCTCCCACGTTAGCTTTCCTCGAAATCCGGATCCGCTGCTGTAGGTGTGTAAAGCATTTAATACGTTCAAAGGATGGATCCGGGCCTTCTTGAGGTGCTCGCGATTCGTAATCCTGCTTACCACGTATTTGACCTCGTCGCCCCCTGGGAATAAAGCTTTGTTTGCCGTCATCCTTCCGAGATTTCTTAATAAGGCTGTAAATGGGAGGTTGGGAAGCAAGGCTTTCCAAACCTCGGGATACGCCAGCCACACCGTGGGGATCATTTCCCAAGTAATCGATCGATTGCGATTGATGATCTCGATCACTGCTTTTGGAGATTTTGCTTTTCTTAACTGGATTACATCATAAATCAATTGCGGCAATTGATCCCCCAACTCGTCTTTTACGATATATCGAAATAGTTTTGCGTATTCTTCTGTAGGCGGTTTGGGATGCGATAACTTGATGGCGTCCCTGTGAGTCCATCCGTATCTCGATTGATATTTCATCATTTGGTAAGCAAGATTATCTAAAGGTTTTGATATGTACCAATTTCCTATGGAACGCTTTAACATTCTTCCCCATCCTCTGAGTTTTGTAACCATGTCTAAAAACATAAACAAATGCGATCCCGTTCGTGCGATTTCGGGTAAAGCGTTCAAAGCGAGTTTTCTTGCTTCTTCGATTTCACATCCCGCCATGATCGCAAGTGCAAACAAAACAGGCTCTTGCTTAGGAGCTTTTCCTTTTAAGGAAACTTCTTTGATCAATTCAATCGCTCGTTGGGGGTCGTTTTTGATGCATCGCATAACCGCAAATGCGTTTTCCAAAGTTAGTTGTCTTTCAGTTGCGTAATATGATCCGCCCTCGTTTCCTAAAATCAGAAACCTTCGCATCCGCATCCAGTCGTCAACTTCCCACGAATACCCCCCCGCAGAATTCTTCACCTGCCCGGGTAAGGGTTCTCTTTGCGTCGGTTCAGCTTTCAAATGCCGAACATAACTCATGTTATCCCTCCTTTGAATATAAACCGGCGGGTAAAATATCGCCCAAAGGCGTCAACCATTAACAGTGGTAACCTTTGGACTTCGACCCGCCGGTATTATTTTCAAGATGATCGATCGGATCAATGATGGATTTGAAAGATAAACCGTGAAATAAAAGTGGTAACCTTCAAACCCCGACCCGACCGATCTTATACCATTGGCTGGGTAATAAAACGCTCGAAGGCGAGAAACCATTTTCACAATGGTGATAACCTTCGAGCTGCGACCCAGCCACATCTTTTCATCTCCTTTCATGCGCATAATATCACGTGATCGTCCGTCGGTCAATAGGCAATGAAAACTGTAATATAATCGAAATCTTTTCGTCTTGACTTATGGGCCGATTTATGATATTATAGACCCGTAGTCGAAAAAGGAGGGATGAAATGATCAACAGAAAGCGTTTTGGCGAAACGATTCGAGAACTCCGAACAAAGAAAAATTTATCTCAAAAGAAACTTGCCGAATTCGTTGGAATCGATCACACATTTATAAGTAAGTTGGAACAAGGGCAACGGTTACCATCGTTGCCGGTTCTTGTTTCTTTGTCAAAAGCGCTCAATGTTTCTGTGGAAAATCTTCTGAAGAACGCAATCGATCCCGAAGATCGCAAATGATCTTCGGGATTATTTTACTTAAGGGGGCGAAAGCATGAGGATTATTCCAAAATCTTCATGGATCATTGAAAAAAAACAAAGCACCGAAACCTCGCTTCGCATTCTTGGAAAAAGCGAAAATGAAGTCATTTCGGTCGAACCGGTTTCGGGCTTAGTCCTCGACGAGATCAAACGAGGAGAAGAAACCATCGACGAAAAATTATTCACAACCGAGGAAGCGAAAAAATATTTCAAAATGTTCAAAACCGAAGCAAGAGAACAAGCGCTTCGGTTTTTAGAAAGGGGGAAAAAATATGAGAAAGGTGACTCCAGAGGAAGAAAAGTACGCAACGCTATTATCAAAGTACGGGCCGGTAGCTATCGCATGGGCGAGAAATGAAATCAAAAAAGAGATAGGCCACAAGTGGTGGAGAATCACCGACGCTGAGTGCTTGGATATGATCGAAGAAAAAATCAAAAGACATCAGTTTATCTATGGGGGAAAACGTCATGGATAGTCTTAGGCCTTATTCTATGAGCAGACTGCGAGAGTACGAAATGTGCCCTCGCAGATTTCATTTTCGATATGTGCAAAAGTTGCCAGAAATCATCGAAAGCCCAGGGAAATTTGGAAAGACCGTACATGAAGCTATCGCCGCCGCCCTCAAAAGTGAAGATTGGAAAAACATTATCGCAAATCTCGATTTCGAACAAATACCAGAAGCCGAAAGAATGATACAAGCCGCCATACAGTGGAGCTATCAACTCGGCGAAATCGTGGGTATCGAAACAAAATTCGCAATTGATGAAGATTACAACCTCGTGGATTTCGACGATCCGAAGGCTTTTCTACGAGGGATCGTCGATCTTATCACCAAACAGCCGGACGGTTCCCTTGCCGTTTGGGACTGGAAAACCGGATACGCAACCCCAAAACTTTTTCAAATAATGTTATACGCATACGTAATTCAAAAGGCCCTCAACCGTCCTGTGAATCGAGGGGGATATATTCTCTTAAATTCAAACGATATACTTGAATATCAAATCGATGAAGAAGAGATGGACATAACCGCTCGAAAACTTTGGAAAACGATAATGAAGTTGGAAAAAGACAAAAGCTTCGACCCCAAACCCGGCGCTCATTGTGCTTTCTGTTCTTATGTCTCCCTCTGTCCTCTTCTCAAGAGCATTCAGGCTAAAGATGTTCCCGCTATTCGTACCTACGAAGAGGCTCGCGAAGTTGCAAGAGAGATTATCGCTCTCGAAGACAAATTGAAGAGATATAAGCGATTTCTAAAAGATTTCGCTGCGCAATTTGGGAAACCTATCGAGCTTGATTCAGGGCGCTGGGAATTAGAGCCGCGAGAATATCTTACACTCAAGCGCGGGACGGACCGCAAAGAGGCAGCACGGAAGGTTCTGGAATTTTGTCAGGAGCGCGGACTTGATCTTCTTGAGTTTTTCGATCTCAAGGTTTCCGCGCTTGAAAGTGTGTTACCCGATTGGGTAGAAAAGCGAAAACGATTGAATTTCACTTTTAGGGAGGCTGGGAAAAATGGGTGAAAAGCAGGAACAAGTGGTATTGATTTCGAAAGAGGGAAAAAAGGAGGAGAAAAAAGAAAAGAGTAAAAGCTCTTCTAAGAGCCAATCGAAGGAACTTAAAGAAACTAATGGATCAGCGACTTTGAATCCGTTCAAGGCTCCTGATTTTGAATCATTCGCTATCGCTATCGGGAAAAAATCGACGCTTGCCGAGCTCAATGAGGCTATGAGCCAACTGAAGGTGCAAACAATCTATGGAGAAATCAATATGGCTGATTTTGACCGCATTATCACGGCAAAAATGTTCGAATTCGTCAAATACGGGACTGCGCGCCGCGTCTGGAAAATGATGCAGAAACAAGACCCTTCGACTTCAACAGATGATCTTCTCACCGTGCTTCTGGAGATGGCTCGCCTTGAAGTTGAATATGGCTTGCGTCCCATCACACATGTCATCCCTGTCGCGGGGAGCACTTACATCAAAGCCGATGGATTCCTGTTTTATGCCAAAAATTCAGGCAAGCTTCAGAGCATTGAATGGGATGACCGCGAAGAAAATGGCCTTTGGACTTCTCGCTGTATCGTTACCACGGCAGACGGGCAGAGGTACGAGGGCATTGCAACGGTCGCGCCTACGCGCAACCCTATGGATGACCCCCGAGAACGAGCAAGAACAAAAGCAATGAGGAGAGCTCTTCGACGAGCTTTCCCCATCGGAGCGACCGACGAAACATTTGACGAGTTCGAGAAAATATCGTTTGAAGAATCAAAAAGAATTCTGAACCATGAAATCAAGCTGTTCAAGCCGTTGATGATCTTCGCAATCTCAATGAGTAATAAAGGCGTCCCGTCATGGGACGCCTTCACTTTGAGAGGAGGTAAGATCGTTGCGTTACCGAGCCATTCAAACATCATTTTGGCAAGATCCCGAATATGAAGATTGGGATTTCCTTGAAAAATCATTTTATCTATACTTGATCACCAGCCCTTATACGTTGATGTCTGGATTTCTTCGATTATCACTCAAACACATTTCGGTTGATACCGGTTTATCAGTTGATCAAATTAAAAAACTTCTATCTCACCTCGAACAACGAAAAAAAATTCGTCGAGCGGGCAATTTTGTTTGGATCAAAAAATTCCTAAAGTATCAAAACCTGAGTGGTTCAAAAATTTACACAAACATCGTGAACGAACTACACGAAATTCTCAATCATGACACCGTGCCGTTGATTCGAGAGATGATAATCGCTTATCCTGAAATCAAAGAAACCCCCAACTTCGAAAAGCTCCAGCATAAACTCGAAGTCTTTAATCAAGATCCCCCATCCGACGTTCGAAATACCCCATCGATGGGGTATCGTACAGAAACAGAAACAGAAACAGAAACAGATAAATATATTGAATGTTCCTCTTACGAGGAACATTTATCGTCGCAAGGCGACGATGTCAACGATGTCAAAATTGATCGAGTACCATATACCCAAATCGTCGAGATATATCACCAAGAATGTCCAGATTTACCCAAAGTAAAAGTGATGAACAAAACCCGCAAACGCCTATTGAGGGCCCGATGGAAAGAACACCCAGACCTTGAGTTTTGGAAAAAATATTTCAAAAAAGTGCAACAAAGCGATTTCTTATGTGGGCGCGTCGAGCCTCGTAAAGGTCGAGCGCCCTTTATCGCAGATTTTGAATGGCTTATTCGTCCCAACAATTTTGCGAAGGTTTTGGAAGGAAGATATGATAATCGAAAAACGAAAAGCGATGTGGAGGCTATTTTACAAGAGTTTGATATAAAAGGAGGCGAGTAACGTGGATGTGCGAGATTTGATTCATGAAACGGCGGTGGTGGTGAGAGAGTCCTTCAAACCTTTTCAGGATGACAATTCACCGTCTAAATGGGGCGAAATCTGTGCTTTATTATCAAAAGAAGATGGAAGCGCAGCTCTCGTTTCGGCTGTGAACAGTATCTTGCAGAAATACGATCAACCACCGGTTCAAAAAGTTACAGGCTTTGATGTTATTGTTCTTGATGAATTATTAGAACATGAAGCAGTATGTCGAAAATGTGACCCAACGACCTGTCCTTATAAAGGTGCTAAGCTTCTCCCGGAAGTCACGCCGACCGGTATCCACGCAAAATGGGTATACTGTGAACCTTATTATCGCCATCAATTGATTGAAGAAATCGAAGATTTAGCGCAAAAAAAATTACCTGATCTTCAGTTAAAATCAACGCAAGAACTCGAAATGTTAAGGAATCGATTAAAAAGGAGGATAAAGCATGACATTTAACAAAGTGCTTTTACTGGGGCGCTTAACTAAGACGCCGGAATTGCGGTATACATTAAAAGGTCATCCAGTTGCTAAGTTTAACCTCGCTGTACAGCATTACAACAATAAAAATGAAGCCGATTTTATTCCAGTAGTCGCCTATAATCGCTTAGCAGAAACGGTTGTCGATCATCTTACTAAAGGTTCGCTTGTATTAGTTGACGGTTGGTTAAAGTGCCGCCGCTGGCTCGACGAATCACAGAATCATCGAATGGCAATGGAAGTCGTCGCTCAACAAGTAGTTTTTATTGGTCGACCTTCAAATAGAGATCAGCAAGCGAGTGGAAAACCTAAACCTGAATCTAATCCTGAATTTGTGTCACCAACTGAAGAAATTCCCGAACATGACGAACCGCCATTTTAAGAGAAAGGGGAGAAGTGCATGGATATCATGTTGAATCCGGCTGTGAAGTTAGTGGTTCGAAGAAAACAGATGGACACAAAAGTGGGGATATACGATTATGTAGAGGTTTGGTTATACCAACAGGATGCCAAAGGGTCTTTTCAGCCTACAGGACGGGGCATAAGGGTACCTGTTCAGCATGTCGATGAGCTTATTTCCTGTCCTCAAAAAGCTAAAGAAGACAGATGGAGGTGATAATATGCAAACCGGGCACAATGAACACGTTTCGAGGGTTTTTGTTTTCGTGGATGAACTGATGAAAAAGCTCAGAAAAATGAAAAAAGATATCCATGAAACATCGCAACTGTTGGCACAGTACTGTTTACAAGAATCTCTCGAAGTTCCGGATACATGGACGCTTTTACTTGCCTTACAAACCATCGCAGATTTGCCCGCATCTACCCGAAAAAGAATCAGTGAGACTTTCGCTCGTTTGAACGCATGGGCGATGAATTCAGAACAAAGGGGTGAAGAGTAATGCAAATAGCGAGAAATCACAAAGCGATCGTGATTCACCCTGAGAATATAAATGAATTGGAAAAGATTATCGAGGCCTTGAGAGTTCTCACAAATCCTATGTTTCACGTTCCCGCATTTATCGGCGATGATGAACGCAAATTCAAAATCAACTCCTTGAAAGGTCTTGTGATTTCTATCAGGCTGGAAGATTTTGAGGAGATTAAATGAAAGGAGGCGTGTGAAGTGTCGGTGCACGAGTTGACTTTTCGAATAATCAATGACAACGTTTTAGCCTTTTTAATCGAAGCTATTGAAAAACTTTTTTCATCTTTACGAGTCGAGGTTGAACAAAAAGATGGGATAAAACTACGTTTCGTATTCGATGAAGATGCAATCCAAAAAGTTATTTGGGGATGCAATCAGTTTTTATCCAAGAGATTGGAGGGTTGATCGTGGGTCGTGTTATAGATCATCGATTAAACAAAGCGGTTCATTTGATGTTTGATCTTCGAATGATCGAAGTTGAGTCCAATTCAGCGATAGGAGCTTGCGGGATTCTCAGAAACATTCGCACGGGCGACGAAAGGGCGATTTGTTTCACACTTAACCGAGCCATTCCATCATCCGATGGCTATTCGTTTTCCCATGAAGCACGAGATGAATTGCTCGATCGTATCTCTGAAACATTATTTCATTTGATAATTAAAGATGTGAAAGATTATGGCAGTTTCAGGTGAGATGAAGGAGGGTGGTTGTCGTGTTGAAATTTTATAATTGCGGTGTGAAGATGAACGGTTTATTTTCTTCATGGATTCAAATGGCGAAATCTCAAGGCTCTTTTTGGTTCGAAGAAAGCGAGGGTGAGCACGATGATTCAATGGAATAACAAATGGGAAGTTAATTTCACGGTAATCAATGGAAGTTTGACCGGTAGTATCGAAGGGGTTGAGTTCGATTTAAACGAAAATGAAATCATTATCGGTCCTTGGGTTCTCAGATTTGATGGACCAAACGTATCGATTTCACTACAAGACCCATTGGAAGATATCACCTATATCCAAACAAGGACGAAAGAAGACGAAATCCAACTTACGTGGGAATGGATGGTTATTCGTATATATCCAAAAGAGGGAAAAATAATCATTCAAGACGATGACGACAGGACAATTTTATTCATTCGATATAAAAATGGTGAGGAGGGATAGTGTGTTCAAGAGATATCGAAGTTATTCCGATTTCTTAAAAGATATAGGTGGGGTATCGTTAAGCGAAAAACAAGCTCAACAATTCGTCGATCAATCGAAAACTTTGAAAGTATTTGCGTCTTACATTGATTTCGAAAATGACTTACTCGAACACTTTGAGAGAGAATTTCCCGAATACGATCGCCACATTTGGAGCCTCGATGATTATCGAGAATCTTTGGAAGCCGATGGAGATATCCAAGTTATAGCCGCATTTCCAGATGGGCGGGTGGCCGTTCTTTGGTTAGAGGATTGCGAAGATTTTGATAAAGAAATTCAAAAATATACAGAAAGGAGGTGAAAGTATGATCCGATTCTCAAAGGCTTGGATGAACAAAGATCATTTTGTAACCATTCATGGTGAACATTTGATATTTTCGTTTCCGTGGGACCCCAACGATCACAAAAAAGGTAGAAGTGAACTACACATTATAGGCGAGATTATCCGGTTGCTACACATTATCCCTTGCAATGATCCTAACCTCGATACCAACGTGCTTTTGCATATTGATCGGGAAAAGTACATCGAATTTTACAATTTTGGGTGTGCAGAAATCAAGTCGGAAGAAATGCGGTATAGTTATCTTGATCGTGAATTCGTGTTTACACGAGAAGACCACGGGTTTGTCATTTTCTTAGGCAATGATTTGTGGGTTCGCTTAAGTTGAGAGGAGGGTTGCGATGCGAAAGATTGTTCGCATTTTGCAAGCCTACAAAGGGGCGTGGCGTCAATTATTTCGTCCCCAAGGAGAAGATATTCATCTATCATGGGATCGAGAAAAGAAAGAAATCGTGGTCGAAGCCCCGCCCAACAGCCCCGAGTTTGACAAAAACACGTTTCTATCGAGAACATATCGACAAATATGGGATGTCAAGCATTTTATACCTTCTTTGCTTACTATCTCGGTAGTTGAAGATTGGTTAAGGAACCTTACATCCGAAGAAGCCGAAGCAATTTTTTGGAGATTCATCAATCATGATTGGGAAAGAAGTTCGGTTGAGGAACAACTCAATGGCATGCCACCTTATCGGACGCTTAGTTATCGAGAAATCGCACATCGCATGAATTGTTCTCATGCGCATGTTAGGGATTTATGCGAAAACGCTTTACAAAAAATTCGAGAAATCGCTTTTGAACACTATTATCCTTTAATTTCACCTTATAGGGTCTTGACAAGCGTTTACAAAAAATGATAAAATTCGTTATGATGGGCGGTCCGTGATTGGAAACCCCTATTTCCCCCCTTTCGAATAAAAAATCCCCCGCCGAGCGGGGGTTTTTTTCATGAAGTAATAAAGGCAGCGAGTGCGGATGGGCGCATGTTTATCCCGTCGGCGGAGGTGGTTGTGAGCAACCCCGGTCCACGACTATGTCGCGGGCCGGGGGAAACTTGCAACGGGGCAGGGGCGGGTAATGTGCCGGAGTGGCGGAATTGGCAGACGCTGCGGCCTTAAAAGTCGCTGGGTCAGTTCCCGTGTTGGTTCGAGTCCAGCCTCCGGCACCAGTTCACATTAAAAATGCGGAAGTAGCTCAATTGGTAGAGCATCGGCCTTCCAAGCTGAGGGTCACGGGTTCAAATCCCGTCTTCCGCTCCATGTGGAATTTCTATCTTGGGGCCGAAACGGCATCGACGGGGTTAGCCGCCGCAGATGTGAATATCTCAAAAAGTGCCAACGATTATCTTGATCGCGTAGCCGCCTGAGAGAGCTACGCCGTCCGCCTCTTCATTCCCGGCGTGAAGGGGGTCGGGCGTCAGTGAGCCGGGGCTTTCGCCTCCTTTCTCTTCTGACTCGACCGCTGTTTTCCGGTGTCAGCGGTAAAACTTAAACCGGCCATTTGCGGAGAGGCTAATTTCGGACGCGGGTTCGACTCCCGCCGGCTCCACCAGTTAGTTTCATTGTTTCATCACTCCTTCCTTTACCATTTATCAATTTCGGCGGGATGCGATTATATTCCACCGCCGATTGGCCGCTTATTTGTAACCAGAAATGAACCCGAAACAAACCCGAAGAAAGGGGGTGGTTAAAAAAACAAAAGGGGGTCAAACGATGAAGAGTATACCTAAAGAGTTGGTTAACTATATTTGGAATAGAGACGATCACACCTGCCGGCTATGTGGTCGAAGACTCAGTAAAGGCGAAGGGGTAATCCATCATTTGTGGAAAAGAAATGAGATCATACCTCAAGAAATAGGGATACCACGAGTACCATCAAACAATCATCCTTTGAATCTTGTTTTTTTGTGTGGGCCTTGCCATGCGAAGATTCACAACAGCATCGATTTTATGCGAACATGGCGATTCGAAGCGCTGGAAATGAATGTTTGGCTTGCGAGGAGACGAAATCCATACAGGACAAGATATAGTGATTTGGCGTAAACACAGCGACCGCCTTGGCCGTCAGGGTCGTAGACCTTGGCACTCGGATTATGTCCGAGGGACGGACCCAAGGGGTCGCTTCAACAAAAAGGGGTGAAAGAGTGAAGATAAAGAAGATGAAAATCGATGATCTGCAACCGGCGCCATACAATCCTCGGACAATGCCACCGAAAGAAATGGAAAAACTCGAAAAATCGATCCAAAAATTCGGATATGTTGATCCGATCATTTACAACAAAAGAACCGGACACGTTGTTGGTGGTAATCAACGATTGGCTGTTTTGAAAAAGTTAAATTATCAAGAAGTTGATGTGGTCGAGGTGGATCTTTCACTCGAAGAAGAAAAAACCTTAAATCTTGCGCTTAATAAAATTGCAGGAACATGGGAATTTGATAAACTCACGGATATTTTAGAAGAATTACAAAGTTTCGATGAACTTATCGAATGTACGGGTTTTGAATCTCATGAAATCGATAATTTATTTGGCAAAATTAAATTGCGACAAACAAACGAAGAAATTGACCTCGACGATTTAGAGGAGGGGCTCACGTGTGAATGTCCGAGATGTGGGTTCAAATTCAATCCAAAGTTATAAATGGTATTTATCCGATCTAAAAAACATCAAATCGAATGGTTATAAAGTTTTTTCGTGTTTTGCGGGTGGCGGTGGTTCGTCAATGGGTTATAAACTCGCAGGCTTTGATGTGCTCGGGGGATTAGAAATCGATAAAATCATGGCACTAAATTATCGCACGAACCTTAAGCCCAAATATTTTTTTGAAGAAGATATACGACATTTCAAACAACGAGATGATATACCCGATGAATTGTTTCATCTTGATATTCTCGATGGTAGCCCTCCTTGTTCCGTGTTTTCGATGTCAGGATTGCGAGAAAAAGCGTGGGGGAAAGAAAAAGTTTTTAAGGAAGGTCAAACCAAACAACGATTAGATGATTTGTTTTTTCATTTTTTAGATTTAGCCGAACGTCTTCGACCTAAAATCATTGTAGCGGAAAATGTAATAGGCCTTATTCGGGGTAATGCTAAAGGATACACTATAGAAATTGGCCGCAAATTTCGACAGATTGGATATGATGCACAGCTTTTTCTTTTGAATTCTGCAACTATGGGGTTACCTCAAAGACGAGAACGAGTGTTTTTTATAGCCAAACGCAATGATTTGAAATTACCAAAGTTGCAATTACATTTTAATTACGAACCGGTACCATATCGAGAAATCGAAGAAAAAGAACCGAAACAAGTTGAATATTTGAATGATCCGAAATTGCTGGAATTGTGGCACAAAACATTGCCGGGTCAATCTTTCAGCAAATCGCATTTGACGCATGGATATTTCAACAGTAGAAAATTGCACCCAAACCAACCTGTCCCGACAATACCGGCGTTTCGTCGTGCTTATTTATGCCATTATAATGTTCCACGATTGATGACCACGAAAGAGTTGGTATTGGCAAGTACTTTTCCACTTGATTATCATTTTTTGAAAGAACGCCCTAAATATATTGTTGGTATGTCTGTTCCGCCATTGATGATTTATCATATTGCTCGACAAATTCAACGTCAATGGTTAGATCGATTATAAACGGAGATGATAGCATGGGCAGAAAATCAAAACTTACAAAAGAACTCATTGAAAAAGCGGCGGTATTGATCGAAATGGGAAATTATCAAAAACACGTTGCACAAGCACTGGGAGTATCTGAAGAAACGTGGTACCGATGGTTGAGAGAGGGTGAGCGAGCGAAAAACGGTTTAAAACGACAATTTTATGAGTCTATAAAAAAAGCAGAAGGACGAGCAATAGCTCGTCATGTTTCGTTGATTCATCAAGCCGCGCAAAATGGAAATTGGCAAGCTGCTGCATGGTTGCTCGAACGACGATACCCACAAGAATGGGGGCGTAAAGATAAATTTGATTTTTCTTCCGATGGAAATTTGCGCATTGAAATTGTAAAGATAGATGCTAAAGAAGAAAAGTAAGGAGGCGTACTCATGGCTTATGGTGATTATAGTCCTTGGGTGCTTAAAATTATGAAACAGGACGGTTCAATTATAGATTTAGCTGATATTTTCAACACATTACGGAGAAGCCTGGTAGTCATGTCGGATAGCGAGCAAAAACTTTTAGAGGGTGCAGCTTTTCACGCTTTTTTTGAAACTGTTGTATCCGCCGGTGATAACGCTTATTTTTCCTTTACGACGGGGCCAAAACCCATAATAGCTAATATTCAAACATTTACGGTCAATGAGGGGGTAGTTACTATTGAAATGTTTGAAGATGCTGATGCTACAGGGGGTTCAAACGTAACAATTTTTAACATGGATAGAACTAATACAACCCCCTGTTCAGTTACGATAAGTAATGCCCCGACCGTAAATGCTGAGGGCATCAGGATTGACAAAACGAGCGTGGGGTCAACTGCGATAGCTAATAATGTGATCACTTCTATAATCAATGGGTACTTGCCGTGGCGGCTTAAGCCGAATACGACTTATTTAGTTAAGTTCAGTAATGCCGACACCTCAGATATTAATGTCATTACGCGTATTTTAATGTTAGAGGATTGAAGGGGACATGCTTGTTAAACAAGTTAAAGTTATCAAAAAAATATATGATTTTCTTGAACGAGCTAACTCGAAGGTTGTCATCGTTTACGGAGGTGCCGGGTCGGGCAAAAGTTTTACAATCGCTCAATTTTTGATTTTTGAAAGATTACTCAAGTATCGAAATAAACGTTTGTTGGTTACTCGCAAAACAAATCCATCATTGCGGCAATCGGCGATGCGATTGATGAAAGAACTTTTGCGAAAGTACGAAATCGAATTCGAAGACATAAAAAGCGAGCAATTGATACGATTGCCCAACGATTCGGAGATTCTTTTTCGAGGCATCGACGATCCCGAAAAAATCAAATCTCAAGAATTCAATTTCATTTGGATGGAAGAAGCAAACGAATTTACTGAAGATGATTACAAACAACTTCGCCTTCGTTTGCGTCGTGCCACTTCAAAACTTCGCAATCAACTTTACATGACCTTCAACCCTGTACCCTCTTGGATAAAAACCTATTTTTTTGACGAGCACATGGAAGAAGATGTCGAGGTTCTTCAAACGACATACCAGGATAATCCCTTTTTGGACAAAGAATATATCGACATTCTTGAAAAGTTAAAAGAACAAGACGCCGCTTATTATCAAATCTACACCCTGGGAGAATTTGCGACGCCTCGACACCTTATCTACACGAATTACCGAATCGAAGAACAAGCCCCAGAAGAGTTTGATGAAATCATTTATGGGCTTGATTTTGGGTATAACAACCCTTCGGCTTGTTTGAAGATCGGTATCAAAGATCAGGAGATTTGGATCATCGATGAACTCTATCAATCGCATTTGACAAATTCAGATTTGATCGAACGCCTTCGTGATTTCGTTCATGATCCATCAGCTCCCATTTATTGCGATAGCGCCGAACCGCAGCGAATAGAAGAAATCCAGCGTGCGGGGTTCAATGCGTGGCCTTCGGCGAAAGAGGTTAAGCACGGTATCGATTTCGTGAAGCGCCAAAAACTTCACATTTTGAAATCATGCACGAACACGATCAAAGAAATTCGATCCTACAAATGGAAAGAGAACGCAAACGGTGACATTCTCGATGAACCCGTGAAGTTCCTCGATCATGCCATGGACGCAATGCGTTATGCGATCTACACGCATTTGAAAGAATCTCTCGAACCCCATGTCTGGGTTTTGATATAGCGAGGTGAAAAAGAATGGGTTTATTTGACCGGTTCCGAAAGAAATCGACCGATAGCGCTCCGCCTTACATGGCCGTCTGGGAATATGTAGCAAGAAGTTCACCTGATAGAAAAGGAAACGAGTATCTACAAGCGTATGCCGAAATCAGTTGGGTATATGCGGCTGTTCGACTGATTGCTCAGAATGTAGCGCAGGCGACGCTGAGGCTTTATCAGGTTAAAAATGATGGTACATGGGATGAAGTAACTGAGCATCCGGCGCTTCAGTTCCTTCAACATCCTAACCCTTTCTTGACAAATTACGATCTGTTCATGATCACGGTGCAAAACCTTGAACTAGTAGGCGAGGCCTTCTGGCTGCTCTTGAAAGACCGTCGCAAAAACATCTTGGGTATTGCCCCTTTGAATCCCACTCGCATGGAGTTGGAGCTCGACAATGGGCTGCCAAAGCGATGGGTATATGGAACCGACAAAGGTAAAGGCGTCGCACTCGAACCCGAAGATGTTGTGGTGTTCAGATACCCAAACCCGATCAATCCTTATCGGGGACTTTCACCTTTGAAGGCGGTTGCCATTGCCGGTGATACTGATCTTTACGCTTCAAAATGGAACCGTAACTTTTTCTACAATGCCGCTGCTCCCACGGCGGTGGTGAAGACCGACCGGCCATTATCCAAGGAAGCATTTCAAAGAACGAAAACGCAGATACAGAAAATGTACCAAGGGCTTGATAATGCGCATCGGGTTATCCTGCTAGACAACGGCCTGGAATTCAAACCTGTTCAGCTACCTCACAAAGACATGCAGTTTCTCGAATTGCGCAAGTTTACCAGAACTGAAATTGCGGCCATCTTTGGTGTACCCCTCTCGAAGTTGGGAATTTCCGAGGAAGTGAACCGAGCGACCGCCTACGTAAACGACTATACCTTCGCCAAGAACACATTGACACCAAAGTTAAAGTTAATCGCCGATTCCTTGAATAACCAGTATTTACCGCATTTCGGTGAAGGTCTGGTTTTTGAGTTTGACAGCGTGATTCCGCAAGATGAAGAGTTCGAAATGAAGAAGTACATCGAATTTGCAAAACAGGGAATCATGACGATAAACGAAATTCGCGACGAGTTAGGCTTACCACCGGTGGATTGGGGAGATCGCCCCTTCAATCCTAATTTACTCATGAATGCAGGCATAGAGGCGCCTCAGAAAAAGAGCTTTGACAGGATGCGGTATTGGCGTAAGTTGGTACAAAAACAGGATCAGCGCGAGAGCAGTTTTAGAGGCTGGATCGTCGCGCGTTTTCAACGACAGTTAAAGGCAACGCTCGCGCGACTGGATACTATAAAGGCTATCACGAAGGAGACGGATGCCGAGATTAATGAGAAGATCGAGCAGTTACTCAGAGAGATTTTAGGGGAAGATGAAAGGCGAGTTTGGGAGGAGTATTATAAAGAAAAGGTTAGCGAATACGTGAGTGAGGTCTCGGACGAGTTTGCCGGTGAATTCAGCCTACCCTTTACGATTACTGGCGATGATCCTATCGTTCGGGAGCTTTTAGATAAACGAGCTCAAAGATTCGCGAAGCGAGTAAACGATACAACATGGCGTCAATTAAAAGAAACTCTCTATGAGGGATATGCAGCCGGTGAGGGAATTGACGAGTTACGCCGGCGCGTAGAGGACGTTTTTACCGATGCGAAGAGAAACCGCGCCGCGACCATTGCGCGAACGGAGCTATATTCGGCGATGAATGAAGCGACGGTAGAGACAATGAAAAAGAACGGAATGCAAAAAAAGGAATGGATGACGGCGGCAGACGAGAGAACGCGCGATTGGCATGCAGCGGCAGATGGGCAACGCGTAGGGATTAACGAGCCCTTCATCGTAATGGGTGAACCCCTTCAGTACCCTGGCGATCCCGCGGGGAGCCCGAGTAACGTAATAAACTGCCGTTGCACGATTCTGCCGGTCATCGAATGAGGAGGTGAGAAGATGGAAAAAGCAAAAGGACAAGCGGCAGCAGTTACCAGCAGAGTCGAGCGAGAGTTTCACGTTGAGGTTAAGCAGTTAGACGAAGACGCACGCTCGTTCTGGGCGGTGGCTTCAACTGATGCGCCGGATCGATTTGGGGACATAGTAATGCAGGATGGGTGGATTTTAGATAAGTTTAAGCAAAACCCCGTAATACCTTGGGGGCACGATTATTCTAAACCCCCCGTAGCCCGAGCTGAGGAAATCTTCATAGAGGATAGTAAACTGATCTTCCTCGCGAAATTTCCGGCGCCCGGGACATATGATCTGGCAGATACGGTTTTCGAGCTATATAAGCAGGGTTTTCTAAAGGCGTTTTCAGTAGGCTTTATCCCTCTTGACTACGAGCCTAACGAGCACGGCGGGTTAACGTATAAGAAACAGGAACTTCTTGAGATTAGCGCGGTTACTGTTCCCGCTAATCCGGATGCTCTCATGCTTGCTTACAAGAGCATGCTAAAGGCGGTTCCCCCCAAACATACCCCGCCAATCGATGAAGATTCGGATTGGGATGCCGATGAAGCTATCAGGCAATTAAGAAGATGGGCGAGTAGGGACGGCTCCGGGGATAAAGATACTATTGATTGGAATAAGTACGCTAAAGGGTTTGGGTGGTATGATGCGGAAGATAAAGAAAACTTTGGATCGTATAAGCTTCCCCACCACTACGTCCGCGATGGGAAGCTAATCACACCCTGGAGTGGAGTAAGGGCTGCAATGGCGGCCTTACTTGGAGCGCGGGGCGGCGTGAAAATCCCAGAAGGCGAGCGGCGAAGGGTTTACGATCACCTCGCTGCTCATTATAAGCAATTTGATAAAGAACCCCCTGAGTTCCATATGGTAGAGCTCTTAAGTGAGGTTTTTTCTGATACATTCGCAGAAATCGATGCGCTATACGATAACGTAGCCCGTAACGCTTTACTTACTCATAAGCTACAACAATTTTTCAGAAGGGTAGATGAGTTATCAGCGGAAGTTAAAGCTCTATCGGTTCAGATGGAGGCCGAAGAGCTTACAAAGAAAATTAAAGAAGAAATCAGGAGGTGGAGTGAAAGTGTCTGAAGTGGTAAGCAAACCTGAAGAGGTAAAGAAGGTAAAGGTACAGTTGGATACGACTAAACTGATGGAGGATATTCAGAACGAGATATCGAATGCCGTTAAAGTGATTACACGGAAAGAGTTTGAGAAACTGCTCAAGGAAAATAATCTCATATTCCCTGAGTATGACGGTGAGACCAAAAAGGATATTAAGGCTTTCTTTAAAGCGCTGGTAAGCAAGGACTACATTACTCTTAAGGCGCTCTCCGAGGGGACAGATAGCGCGGGAGGTTATCTCGTACCCGAGGAATTCGTTGCAAGGGTCCTCGATATAGCTTCTGATGTCGGTTACGCTCGCCGGCTCGGAACTGTTCTAACCATGACTCGCGATACCCTGAATATTCCGAAGCTCGCATCTAAACCTTCTGTCAGCTGGATCGCTGAAGGTGGGCAAATTTCTACGGGTGAGCCTACTTTCGGTCAAGTCCAGCTCGTAGCAAAGAAGGCGGGTTTAATAGTACCAGTTACTACGGAACTGTTTGAGGATTCAACCGTCGATGTCGGTCAAATTCTTTCCAGAATCTTCGCTGAGGCTCTCGCGACTGCTGAAGACGAGCAAGCCTTTACGGGGGACGGAACGGTCTTTACCGGTATCCTTAACGTCTCCGGAGTAAATACCGTAACAATGGGTTCGGGAGATACCAGCTTTGATAAACTCGATGCAACTGATCTTATTAATCTTATCGCTGCCGTTCCTTCAACCGTAGCGCCACGTAGCGCGTTCTTTATGCATCGCACTATTCTGGCTCATATTAAAACGCTCACGGACGGAAGCGGTAACTACTTGTTCGATCCTAACGATCGCACTATTTGGGGCTATCCAGTCCACACAATTGATGCTATGCCTAAGCTCGCGGACAGCGGTGCCGATAAAGCCTTTGTAATTTTCGGCGATCCCAGCTGGCTTTACCTGGGAGACCGCAAACAGATGTCCGTAGCGCTCGCAGATCAGGCAACCGTGGGCTCTACTAAGCTCTTCGAGCAAGACATGATAGCTTTAAGGGTCGTTGAGCGGGTGGCTATTGCTGTTCCGATGCCCAACGCCTTCGCAGTACTCAAAACTGCTGCGGCTTAATAGTTAAATAACGGGGGGCACTTACGCCCCCCCTATATTTTGGAGGTGTTAAAAGGTGAAAAGACGGATGATGGGTTTAATAGCCATTTTAATAGCTGTAACTCTTTTAGTTGCTTGGAGTATCCTTGACAATACGAAGGCAGCTTTACTGGTTAAACCTCAGCAAATCACGTCCGAAGCGTCCTCGAGCGCTATTGATTTACGTGGATATGAAAGAATGCACGTACTCATTGCGACCACGTTCGATTCTGCGGCAACAGTTACGGATACACTTAGAGTTGACATTCTGGAAGCGCCGAGCGCGGCTTCCACATATACGATTGCTCAAACAGCCACTTTCACAGGCGCGATGGACGGATTCCTCGAGTTTGAGGTTATAAAGGATATGAGTAACCCCTATGTAAAGGTTAAGCTGACCCCCTCAGCGACGATGATTATATCGGTTATGGGGGTCTACTATGGCGCGACTAATGCTCCGTTCTGAGAGGTGATGAAGGAGGGATAAGATGAAGGTTAAAGTACTTCGAACGTTCTTTTATGGTGGACGATATGAGGAAGGTCAAGTCATTGAACTACCTGAGAACATCGTAAAAGCGTTAGGGCCGCGCTTTATAGAGCCAGTGGAGGTGAAGGGTAATGTTAATAACTCTGGAAGAACTGAAAACGTATCTAAGGATAACGACCAGCGACGAGGATCAAAAGCTCGAGCAGATAAGAAGCGCGGCGGAAAGTGAAGCTAAGAGATACTGTAAGCGACAGTTTGAATACGGAACATATACCGAGGAAACTGACGCAGGCGGCGGGGTAATATGGCTTAATGAGACGCCCGTCGACTCTGTTTCTTCAGTTAAGACACCTGAGGGTGAAACGCTAACCGTCCGGCATATTTACAAAGACTCAGGTTTGGTAGTATTAGAACAAAATTATACCGGTATGGTCGAGGTGGAATACTCGGGGGGTTATTCTGCTATTCCCGCTGATCTTAAGATGGCTATTCTCAGGTTAGCGGAATACTATTACGCTAAAACGGCGGGCGTTTCCGCGGAGAGTGTCGGTGAACTTCGCGTGACATATACAGATACCCCGATGGACGTTCTAAACTCGTTGGACCTCTACCGACGGGTGAGAATATGAAACATGTACTCTGGAAGCATGGGAGAACACTAACACACCGTAAACCCCAATACGTGGTCGATCCCATTCGAGGCGAAAGAATTTTATCGGGGTACATTGAAACTGACTTCACAGGTGTGGTTCGAAATGTCAAAGCTGATTCAGGAGCGGTTATAGGAGGCGTTGTACCTGCTGACGCCTTGGTGGTGTTCACTGATTATTCACTTGAGGTGGGCGATCTCGTTCAGATTGATGGCGAGGATTGGAAGGTAGACCGAATCGAAAAATCGAAGATCAACAAAGTATACCTAAAAAAGGTGTGATTGCCATGGAAGGTTTCAAGGAGTTCCGGAAGAAATTCAAAACTCTTACCGATGAACTATCCGAAGCGATGGATAATGCCACGAGGGATACCGCTTACTTTGCAATCCGAGAGATGAAAAAGAACCTGCGAGATAACGAAAGCATTTACACGGGGCGACTTTTGAACACATTACAAGCCAAAAGATTCTTTCCTTTGGTTTGGGGTGTCGGGTCGAATGTGAAGTATCAATGGTATTTAGAGCTTGGCACCCGACCACACAAACCACCCTTGAAACCGATATGGGAATGGGTCAGATTGAAGCATAAGATGTACGGCAAGGAAGGGAAGCAAGCAGCTTATCCCTTAGCAAAAGCAGTTCAGGAATCAATCGAAGCACGAGGAACGAAACCGCATCCTTTCATTCGACCCGCATACGAGGCGGCGGATCGAGAAGCAAAAAAGATCGCACTCAAACATCTACAAAAGCTCAGGGATAAGTTCAAGAGGTGATGGGCAATGGAAAAGTGGACAGATACGATCCTTCAAAAGTTGCAGGAGATCCCCGATGTGCGGGTGGTTGTGGGTTTTCCCATGACCGAACTAACCTATCCCACAATTGCGGTATCTAAGATAAATGGCGAGCAAATCAAACGATCTACTTTCTTTGATCGAATCGACGGTACAGACACTGCGACGATACGGGATGCGACACCTTACAGCGTTGTATTTCAAATCGACATATTTGCGGAGTCAAGCCGTGAACGAGATCAGCTCATGTTGCAAGCATTGAATAAACTCAAAGAATTGAATACCCCTTCTTACGACAGCCCTGTGGTTTATGTCAAAGCGTACGGATTTCATGATGAAGACAGCGAAGAAGAATATCGGGGCGTCATGAGTGTAAGGTTTTACTGCTTAGATTTCATTGAGCGAGATGATTATCTCGTGAAAAATGTTAATACCAATTTATCGGAGGTGAATTGATGTGAGCGTAAAGATTATTCCAGGGGTTTACACAAGCCTGTCTACTCAGCCCGTTCCCTCTACCGGCGTACTGTCGGGGGGAGTGGTTGGCTTTGTGGGCGACTTTGTTTTAGGCCCTGTCAATGAAGTGATCGAACTTGAAAGTGTAACAGAAATCGAGAGCAAACTCGGAGGGTTAAGCAAAAGCGATGCCAAAGCGTTGTATGCGATTCTAGCACAGAAACCCAAGAAAGTCAAAGCGGTTCGAATCGTGGGTACAGGAGCCGCCAAAGCATCGGTGACTTTGAAAGACGCTTCTTCCAATGACTTGATAACCCTTGAAGCACTTTACTACGGTGCGTATGGAAATGAAATCAGCGTCGTGGTTTCTGATTCTGGAAGCGTTTTGAAAATCACTTATGGAAGCACAACCGAAACATATTCGGTCACCGATATCGATTCTTTAGTGAGCGCTATCAATCAGAATAGCGAACTCGTGACCGCTACACAGGTTGCCGCTGGAACCCTCGATGATGGAACCTTCGCACTTACCGGCGGTTCTGATGGAACGATAACCGACAGCACTTATGTTGGTGGATATGATGCCGCTACTGATACCAGAAGCGGGCTTGCGGTTCTTGAAATCGAACAAGATGTCGAGATTATCACCATAGGTGGAACACCCAGCGACACCAAAAACCAAGCTTTGATCACGCATGCCGATTCTTACAATCGAATCGCTGTGATACCGCTCATAAATGGACAAAATTACAACAACGCATTGTCGGAAGTCTCGAACTATTCTTCCGCCTTTGGTCGAGCGATAACCTCTTTCCCTGACGTGGTCATGAACATCGATGGAACATCTGCGACCTTGAGTTCCGCTTACGCTCTCGCAGGTCTTTTGGGAGCGACCGCACCTTATCGAAGCCCCGTAAACTCTGCGCTGAACAACGTTACCGGTGTTACTCGTGGTTTGACCACAAGCGAGATGGAAGCACTGATCAACAAAGCGATAAACCCGATATCGCTCAAAGGGTCTTCGTACTGCTTGCGACATGCCAAGACTTTGACCAGCGACAGCGCATGGGAACAAATCAATGTGGTGCGAGTCTTCAACCTGATCGCAGAAAATGCCGACGCATTGCTTGATGATTTCGTAGGTGAACCCAACAATCCCAACCTATGGCAAGCGGTCAATGGAAAGCTCGGCGCTTATCTAACCGGCTTGAAAACGTCTGGATGGATTCAGGATTATAGAATCATTTGCGATGCGACAAATAATTCTGTCGATGATCGACAAGCTGGAAATCTCAATGTTGAACTTTACATCAAACCCGTCTTTGCCGCATACTATATCAATGTTGAAATCAACAAAGTGCTAACCTTCTCCGCTCTGGGAGGTGAAGAATGATGACTATTCTCGGTGAAAATGCAAAGGTGACAGTCGAAGGAATTGATTTCATTGTAAATGGAGATATCGAACTCAATTTAGAAAGAGAAGTCTTTGAACACAAACTGAGAGGAAAGGCAGTCGTCGAGAAAATACCCAGTAAGCATCTTTCACTGTCGGGTGAGCTAACAGGTGAACCCGCCAACACAGGCATTTGGACAGATATTCTCAGTACCTTTTTAGGCATTACCGAAGGAACGTTGGATAAAACGACTGACATTTCCGGAATAAACATACCCGGAAACCCCAACGATTCGGAGATCACGATCGAATTTGATTGGGGCGATAATGACGCTCACGTGCGACTAACCGGTGTGGTACTCAACAGCGTGACCGTTTCGGCGCCTCAGGATGATGTGCAATCGGTAACTATAAGCTTTCATGCCAACGGTATCGAAAAGGTTTGATGGTGAGGTGATGCGATGAATACTTTCGAATACACACTCAGTGATGGTACTGTTATTAAATTGCGAAAATTGAAGATGAAAGACCTTCTGGATGCCGAGAACACAAACAGCACTACCATGCGAGCGATGAAATTGATCGCCGCCGCCGTCGTAGAAGTAGATGGAGAAGAAAAAAAGCTGACATCAGAAAGTTTCCGATCAACTCTCCAAATTCTCTGGTATCGAACTTACCGAAGGTGAGGTAAAAAAAGAGTATTAAAAGAACCTTTCTGGATGAATGCTGGTCTTCTCATGCGTCATTTGTCGATCAGTTATGAGGAGATCAAAAATATGACGCCGGAGGAGTATAAATTGATGTTGGAAGCCCTCCGGCGTCTTTTAGCTGAAGAAGCAAGGGCAATGAAAAAAAGGCGGTGATGTGATATGGCTTTCGGAATTGGTTCTGCACTTGAACTCGCAATCGTTTTCAAAGGCATCGACAAAGTTTCCGCTGTCGCTGATAACATCGAAAAAAAGGTTGAAAAAATAGCCAGGAACGTCGATAAGAACACCACCGTTTTGGCGCAGAAAATAAATAAAGCCGGCTCAGTTATGTTTGGCGCTGGCGCTGCGATGGGCGCAGCGCTTGCGGGGGCTACATATGAAGCCACTAAGTTCCAAAAAGGCATGGCTGAAGTAGGGACGTTGCTGTCAGGTGATGCATCAGTAAAGTTAAACAAATACGGCGACACCTTGAAGGGGTTGGCTATTGATACTGGTGCGTCTCTTGAAGATCTCACCAAGGGTTTATATCAAACTATTTCAGCCTTCGGTGAAGTCGGAGACGCTACAAAGATATTGGAAATAGCGACCAAAGCAGCCGTAGCCGGTGGTTCAACAGTCAAGGACGCTATTGACTTGCTATCTGCTGCTTCAAAGGGATACGGTGACGTTTCCGCAGAAATGAACCAAAAAATCGCCGATCTCGCTTTCATGACAGTCAAACTCGGTCAAACAACATTTCCGGAACTCGCAAGCTCTATGGGTACCGTCGTTCCTGTTGCAGCGCAAATGGGGATCAAAGTAGAAGAACTTTTTGGCGCTTATGCGACGCTCACGGGCGTTACCGGAAATGCCGCCGAAGTTTCAACACAACTTAGATCAGCAATGATGAACCTATTGAAACCGACCGAGGCAATGCAAAAAGTATTGAAGCGACTCGGTTACGAATCGGGGGAAGAAATCATCAAGGCCGAGGGCTTGCAAGGCGCATTGATTAAGTTATCGCAAGCCGCTGAAAAATACAACATCGATCTTGTGGAGCTTTTCCCGAATGTTAGGGCGCTTCCTGCAGTCTTGGCGCTTACCGGAGCGCAAGCTGAAAACATGGCGAAGAAGACCGAGGAGATGTACAAAGCAACTGGCGCCGCAAACGAAGCCTTTGAGAAGACTCAACAAACCTTCGATGCAGCGCTCCAGCAATTCAAGCAAGGCGTTGCCGTTATGGCGGTTAATATAGGAAAGGTTCTTTTACCAATCTTAACCGATTTCGTGAGGGGCATTTCCAAACTTTTCAAATGGATCAACGAGTTACCGGATGGCGTCAAAAATGCCATCGGGTATTTTATGCTTTTCGGTACGATTGGATTGATTGTCGGGGGCGTTCTCCTCAAACTTACAAGCACTCTTATTTTGATGCAGGCGTTGAAGGTAGGAAACACAGTTTCGGGATGGACAAAGGTTTTCCGAGCTTTTAGCAAGGTTGGAACGAAGACGGTCGGCGTTCTTGAATTTTGGAAAGCTCATTGGTGCTCAGCTCGTTGCAGCTTTTACCGCCTTAAAAACCGTTGCCGTCTCGGTTTTCTCGACTCTGTTCACCATGGGCTGGCCCCTTCTCGCGATCGCTGGCGCTATTACTGCGATTATTCTTGTCACTAAAAATTGGGGCAAGATAACCGCCTGGCTGAAAGGTATATGGGATAAGTTTATGGGTTGGATGTCTAATGCTTTAGACACCTTAAGGAAAGCCGTGGACGGTGTCCTTGGGTTCTTTAAGAAAATAGGTGAAGGGGTAAAGAACGCTTTTTCTAAAGTAAAAAAAGGTTTTGAAGCTGTTGGCGAACGTGTAGCATCTGTCTTTGCTGAACCTTCGCGTGGAGAAGCATGGGATGAAGTATCTGACAAATTGGCATCACTCAAAGACAGATGGGTTGTCCTTGCCAGTGTGGAACGCACCTATGGGAAGTCACTGGAAACCATGTTCGCCCAAGCCACGCCTGAACAAGCATCTAAAGCAGGGGGGAAACTTATCGAAGCAATAGCTCAAGGCATGGACGCTAACGGTAAACTGCTACCCGGAACGCTGGTAAAAATCTTGCAAATAGTGGATGAATACCTACCCCATTCACCGGCTAAGCGTGGGCCACTGGCACGCTTGGGTGAAGTGGGGCCTGGGTTTATTCAGACGATTTCCAAAGGTTTGGAGCAAAAGAAAAATGAGCTAATAAAGGCGGGACAAGACACGGCTTATAACCTAAAAACGGCTTTTGAGGAAGAAGCAAAGAAGCCCATGGGTGACGTAATGACAACTTTCTTAAGTAATATCGGACTGGGAGATGCTACCAAAGTAGCAAAAGACTTCTGGGGTCAATTTACAGGCTTCCTACAAAGTGATGTAGGAAAGCAAGTTGACAGCGCTTTAGGTGGCATTCTGTCAGGTAGTGTACAAATGATCGCCTCGGTTTTTGGTGGTCCAGCCGGCGCGACAATCGCGGGTTCACTTATGTCGGCTCTTAATGTCGCATTCAAACTCTTCGGAAAGCAGAAGTGGTTCAAGCAAGCGATCTATCCGATTCAAAAAGCCTTTAAAGATGTCTGGCGGGATTTAAGGAAACCTTTCCGAGAGCTTCAAGAAGCATTGGCGCCGTTATTGAAGATCGGTAGCAAATTTTTAGCCATTCTTGTCAAGCTCGGAGCCGCCGTGTTTATCAAGCCACTTTTGAAATCCTTGCAGCTTATCGCTGAGATTCTTTCGCCAATCATCACACCCGTGATCGAATTTTTGACATGGATCGATGAAGCTTTATCGAACTTGATCGATTGGTTGAATAACGTCATCGAATCGATGGATATCTTAAGCTGGATTTTCAATGCCATGAAGTCGGCATTAAATGCTATATGGAAAGTCATCAAACCGATAGCTGACGCTGTGGGAAATTTCGTTTCTTTTGTGGCAAAGATTTTAGGTGCTGTTGGAGGATGGATAGGCGGAATAATCAAAGGCATTCTTGGAAAACTTTTTGGATTCGCCGAAGGTGGCTTGGTTGAGGGACCCGGGACGAGCAAGAGCGATAACATTGTAGCTCGGCTTTCTCCGGGTGAATTTGTCGTGAATGCCGAAGCGACGAAGCAATACTTACCGCTGCTCGAAGCCATCAACGAAGGAAAAGAAATCCCGCCAACTTATGGGAACGTAAACTTAACCGTGAACGTATACGAAGCGACGAATCCCAAGGCGGTCGTGCAAGCGATCAAACAAGAGTTAGCAAAAGCAAGGATAGCGGTGGGGTGAGAACATGGCAAAATTAACTCAAGGAACCTTGACTCTTGAATTGAAAATCCTTGAACAAGTGCAAATTTCCGGGGGCGATCCGATATTTCATTTCTTTGATTCTATCTCAGGTTTGCCAAAACCCATAAAGTTAGGCAACGAACCCAAGCAATGGCGGTTCAACATCACACTTGGCCGTGATGAATTGAAAGACTTACGAGATATGTACGAAAATGGCGACCTCTGTACTTTCGTTCTCGATGACGAAAGTTATATCGTGGTAATCAAGGATATGAATGTAACAGATACCTACGAACGCATTGAAGTGTCCCTAACCTTACAAGAAACAGATGCCGAAAAAGTGATCAAGGTTGGTGGTTGACGTGGCCCTCGATTGGAGCAAGATTAGCGAATTGACGATCACACTTTCCAGCGACTTTGCAAATGATCAAGCAATCTTAAAACTCTTACCCGGATATGCACCATGGAAATTCCTTGAATCTGCGACAATCAACATAAATTCTGAACCTTTTTCTACATATTTAATGGGTCGGGGTATCACGTTCTCCGACCCACTTTTTGAAGGCATTGTCATGGAGATTCGAGAGGCCGACACCTACACGCAAGTTTTGATTGCGGCACCTTCTGCACTCTTGACCCGAAACGAAGTCACGCAATCATTTGAAGAGGAAACACGTATATCCGATATTGTGAAAGACATTGCGCCTGATTTTATTTTACACACAGACGGATGGAGTGCATCAAGCAAAACATATTTTGATGCCTCATCTGCGGGAAAGACGATCATGGAATTCCTTGAAGAAATAGCCGAATCTGTGGATAAAAAAATATACGTGCGAGGGTTCAACATTTACATGGTCGATGAAATGCCCGAAACCACTACATCGACGATTACATTCGATTCTAAGTGGACTTCGAAAACAGGTGAAAAGCAAACTGGAGGATCAGATGCTTATACAAAAGTGATCGCTCGAGCTTTTGTTATGTCCGAAGATGATGTTATAGAAGAAGAAGAAATACTGATACCCGACGCCGCAAAAGAGCTTATCGATGTAGTGGAACCCGAAGATGATGTCGAGGATAGAGACGACTTGCGAGCCATTCTCAGCAAGCGAGTACGAGAGATAAGAGAAAAGACAAATACTCGCAAATTTGTAATGCCTTTCGATCCCCGTATAAAGCCTTTGGTCAAGTTGGATTTTGAAGGCACTATCTACATTGCAAGCGAAGTAGAGCACCAAATCACACGGCGAGAATGGACAACCGAGGTGATAGCTTATGCCGCTTCTGACTGATCTCGTCAAAGACGTCAAGCGCCGGTTTCCTCTCGAATATGGCAAGATTGAAGACTACGACTCGACCGAAGGGAAGTTTCTCGTCTATATTCATTGGATGAAAGAACAAATCAAAATTCCAGCGGGCAGCATGAGTATCACTATTCCTTCACAAAGTGTGACTGATTCTGGCGGTGATTCAGTAACTATACCTCAACAGGTGCTTTCAGCTCCGGATTCAGATGTTCTGATAGATCGTTTTGTTGATTTTTCCAAGTTTATAGGTTGGTGGGTAGTCGTTACTTTCCCGAAGTCGGCTCCAGCAATCGCCGGCTTTCTTGGGAGGTGATTCAATGGGTGATATAGCGATTCCTTTCAATATTCAAGGCGATGATGTAGTCATAACGACAGATAAAGCGAATCAGATTAAATATTTTGCAAAACTTTCATACGATCCTGATCCTCTCGTAACAGCGGCACGGTTGCGAAATTACTTGAAAAATGCGGGGATCGAAGCGACTGTTCAGGTACAGGGTGATGAAATTCTCGTTTATTACGAAGAAAGTGTGGTGACAATATGACGGTCGATCAAATTTATTCAAATCTTAAAAGCACTTTCCTTTCGAAACAAAGCAAACTTTCTGATATAGACGAGCCGGGAGTTCTTTATGCCATCCTCTATGGTATCGCTCAAAAAATTGCCGAGCTATATGAAGACGCCGCCGATATTATAGATAGAGCCAAAATAGGCTCTCTTGTAGGGTGTACAAGGAAAGACGGAACCAAAGCGACAGGAACTTTACGGTTTTCTCGTTCTACTCCCGCGGACCGAGATTACCTAATACCAAAAGGCACGAGAGCAAGAACGCCGTTACAACCGGATAAAACTTATCTCAGCTTTGAAACCACGGAAGATGCAACTTTACAAGCGGGTCAAACATCGGTGGATGTTCCGGCTCAAAGTGTTACAGCGGGGTCTCAGTATAATGTCGACGCTAATAAAATTATCATCCTTGAAACTAAGGTTAATGGTGTTACTAATGTTACTAATCCATCAGCATTCACCGGAGGTGTTGACCCCGAATCGGACGATGATTATCGCAGCCGAATACCTTTGTACCTTGACTCTCTTAAACGTGCAACGGCTGATGCTCTAAAAAGCGCCGCGTTAACAGTTACTAATGTTGCTGACGCGATAGTCGAAGATGGAGCGACCCCGGGAACGGTCGTTGTAACTGTCGTAGGATCAAGCGGATCGGTGAGCCCCGAAACCCTCAGCGCAGTAGAAGCGGCGATAGACGATTACAAGGGCGCAGGAATTCGGGTTACTGTGCAAAGCGCCTCTACAATTACCGTTTCAGCAACCTTCGATCTTTATGTGGAGTCGGGTTACGATAGCGGAACGGTTCAATCAAATGCCGAGCAAGCCGTTAGCGATTACCTTGACGCTCTCGGTTTAGGTGATCCCGCTCAGCTTTCTGAGGTTATCGCTGAGATCATGGGAGTTGAGGGCGTCGATAACGTCAAGAATTTGATTCTTTTCATCGATGATGAGGTACCCTCTGGAGTCGTAGATGGATCAAATACAAGTTTCACTCTGCTACACGCACCTGTGAAGGCTGGATCGGTTACCATCACTGTGGACGGATCAACTACGATCAATGATAACGGCGACGGAACACTTGACGATGGCGGCACAATCGATTACAACACAGGAGCCGTTACTTTGAACGCCGCTCCTACCACGAGCATTACCGCAGACTATCAAACCGAGGATGGGGATATCACACCCACCGCCACGGAAAAAATCATCGCGGGGACGGTAACCGGGACGGTGACATGATATGAGCGTAAAAAAATATGTCCTTTCTTTCATTTATGAAGAATCCGAAATCCTTGACGCCATCCTCGAGGCGGTAGAAGCTGAGTTTTCAAATTTTCAAAGTTACATCGAGCAAGAGATTTTGAAGTGGTACATCGATACCGCCACGGGTAAAGCTTTGGATAGAATAGGTCTTCTCACAGGCGTGAAGAGAGCGGGACGAGATGATGAAGAATATCGAGCTGCAATCAAATCTCAAATCCTTGCCACCGCCGGAACAGAAAAAGTATTACTCACAATCGCAAAAGATTTATCAGACGAAACCGCCGAGGTCAGCGACTACGGCCCCGGCCAAGTCGAAATAAAAGTCAATGCCGAAGCAGTGGGCGGCAAGGCGGGACAAGCGATATTAAAAGAATCCATCAATCGAGCCAAAGTGGCTGGCGTTCAAGCCATTCATCATTGGAGGATATTTGAAAATCTTAAAGATACTTTGCAAGTCCAGGAAAGCGTGGCAATTCCGCATGAAGAAACAACCGAAGGTGGAGTTGCAGCATCGGATGATTTAGCAGTAAGTGAAAGCATCACTCTAACAAAGCACACTTTGCCTTTCCGCTGGGGATCCTTTGAATGGAGTTTCGCCGAATGGTCATAAACTGAGGAGGTGAAGAAATGAAAAAGATCAATCGAGAAGATTACTTAAGGCTAAAGGGGTATTTACGAATCATCGTAGGTAAAGGCAAGAATCAGCGGGTGTACGAATACAACAACTTAGTCGTAGACGCCGGAGCTAACTTGATCCGAGACTTTCTCAAAGGCGATGCAGTAACAGGTTTGACGCATTTAGCCTTAGGAACCGGAACATCATCGCCGAGTACAAATGACACAGGATTGGAGAATGAAACTTATCGCAAAGCCTTCACAGACGTAGCGGTCGAGAGCCGACTGCTACGCATTGCAGTATTCTTCACGAGCTCGGAATATGCGGGGGATATTTCTGAACTCGGATTATTCGGAAACGGCGCAACCGACACACTTGGAACCGGAACGTTATACAGTAGAACGACGATCGCAACGATAACGAAATCGAACACAGAACCTCTCACCGTGGAATGGACACTTACATTCTAACGGGAGATGATAAGGAGAGGGTGATAAAATGGGCTACACACCTGTTGTAATAAATAATGGCGATCCCGCCGATGCGTCGTGGGCGAACAAAGTCGAACAACATTTAGGGCGCATCGGAAGTTTTCAAGGCGTCGTGGCGGATGTTGCGAATCTACCCGACCCATCCACAAAAGATGAAAATGACTGGTATGTGGTCTTAAGTCAAAGATCAATCTATGCTGTACAAAGTGGCAAATGGAAAAGATTCGCATCGTTAAGCGGCTCGATCGCCGCAACTAAAAAAATAGAAATATTTGAAACCGCCGGTGCTTATGAAGGGCTTTATTACTCAGATATAGCATTCTCAGATAAAGGACCTAATAATCTTGAAGTCGTTGCACGAATTACGGTAACTTTAGGGCAGAAT